TGTTTAAAAACTCTATTACGTTCATTTTTTCGTAATACGGTCTTTTTGTAAAGTCTCCATTGCAGAGATTATCGAGGGTGGCAATCCACCCCCATCGCTCTCCAAATCCTTCGCTACCTCCATAATTGCGGTCTTGCTCTGCTCTGTCATGCTCTCCAATTTCTGACTCAAATAGTCCTGCGTAAAGTTCATTAAGTTCCGAGATAGATTGCAAAAAAAAACAGCAATAGGGTACGCGTCCTCTATCGACATTGTATTACGTATGTCATCTGCTAGGTTCCGAAAGTAACTAGGTTCAATAGCCATTACTTTGTTATTCTTATCTACTGGAAAGATAACACTAGCTAGAATGTCGGGCATCTGCTCAATATGTACATTTGGGTTATCTGCAAAACCTTTCAAATAAGTTGTAAAGCTCATATACTGCCCTGCCTCTAAATCGTTTATATGGTTTACTATTCCGTACCTTTTACCATTGATAGTAAAATATTGTTTTAAGATCCTGCTAGGCTCTACTAATAAATGCGAAAGGTCTATAGCCAACTCTGATGGTTTGCATTTAAGTACATCCTCTCTCTTATTAAAAATACACAATAGGTCTATAGTCCTAGTAAAAGGGTTGTCGTATTCTGCGCTCCTTATTTTGTTTATCTGTATGTAGTCCTTAACTAATACTTCTTTAAGGCTTTTGGGTATTCTCATAATAGTCTATTGTAAAAAATTAAATTAGTTGTATAATTAAAGCAATTAATATTAATTGAATTAGTGTAGTGAAGCAATTAACGCTAATAGACAAAATACTTTCCTGATGCCTTCATAGTTTTTAAAGCATGGTTTGTTATTGCTCGGCTCATTACATAATCATCATGCAAGCCTACAGGAGCTGAGTACTTTATTGCTCTAGTCTTTAGGTTGTATTCATAAGTAAATACTTCTAGCTCGTTAATCTGCCAGTCGTGTCCGATTATGCCTATATCCTTATTCTCAAATTTTACGATCAAGTCCTCTACTATATTTTGTTTGCTCTTGGATGTAGTAACGAAAGGTTGAATACTATTTTTATTATATGCTACCTTGTTTCTTATCTGCTCGAAAATAGCATCCTGCGCTCCGTTGCTTTCTACTAATGTATTAGGTCTGTAGTGGTTTAACTGGGTTACTATATTATTAATAATAGCACTCCATTCCATGTGCCGCCACCTTTCAGAATAGACTTCTATATTGTTATTATCTACAATAGTCAAAACCGTATAATCATCCGACCTACCTAAGTCAATCCCTGCATAAAGGCTAGACGTATTTACAGACGTTTTAACGCACTCTTGTATATTTCTGAATACACTACTCCCATTGTCCAGGAACTCTGCTAAATACTCTTGTTTAAATACGTGGTCGGGTAAGTTCCTTTCTGCTTCTCTTATTTCTTCGGGGTCAATAAATGGGTTATCGTAGCTACTACCTCTGAAACTAATATAGTTGCTATTGTGTTCAGCTAGATTGAATAGGTTGTAAAATTGATTCTTGCCCTTTGGAGTGGATAAGATTAAAACCTTTTTACCCCTTACTAATACAGTAGCTTTCAATACTTCATTCCATGCTTCGGGTTTAAAGAAAGCGAACTCATCGCAAATTAAAGCGTCAAAGGTTTCTCCTCTAATACTATCGTATGCCTCTGCTGAATAAAACTGTATTACAGAGCCATTGTTAAACTCAATAACTAAATCGCCTCTGTTTACTCCTATTACGTAAATGCAATCAGCTAGAGCTTTTGCAATTTCTTTAAATACTTTTTTAGCTTGTTTGTAAGTTGGACTGATCCAGCCTATTTTCCAGTTCTTGTTTTCTAAACCCCATTTTACTGCTTGGTTCTCTGCAAATAATGTTTTCCCAAACTGTCTGCCTATTGAAACAATGCAATATTTTATATCTGTTTCTAAGGCTTCATGTATCTCCCTTTGTTTAGGATGTGGCTTGTATAGTTTTATGTTCCCCACTCAGTTGTGTGCGTTGTATCTTTTATTTCTACGTGGCTATCTACAGTTTCCTTTGGTTTTCCAAATACTCTGTCCATTAAAGTTTCCATAGAGTATAGAGAACCCTTTGTTATACTTTTCCTTATTGCTCCTGCCACAGTCTTTTCTAGTGCAGTTGCATTAGGATTAGCAAAAGCATCTTTTAACTCATCCATGTTCATAGCCATCATAGCTAGAATGCAATCCCTAACCTCTGACATTTTGTATCCAGAATCAGTTAATGTGCTTACCCATTTCTTTGGTCTTCCTTTAGGGTTTCCGCTTTGCCCTTTTTTAAAAGGTATTAAATTATCTTCGTTAGCCATTCTTTTAGTTTTTATTTTATACTCCTTTTATTGGTACTTTAATTATTGGGTTAATATCAAAAGTTTTTTTCTTTTTAGATTTATTAGAATTATCTAGTTTGACTATTTTAGTTCCCCATTTTTTTTGTAACATCTCTATGTGCTCCATTTCTCTCTGCACATTCCTGGACTCTGCACATCCTCCTTTTAATGTAGCTTGGTCGCAAACATAATGGTACATATTCATTCTTAAAGTCTTTCTGTATTTATTCAATACTTGCAAACTCATGTCGTAATCTTCTTTTAAATATATCCTTTCATCATATCTAATGTCATTGTTCCTATGTCCACAAAAAGGTCCTAATACCATTTGGCAAGTTCCGAAAGGAGTATACTCTCTATAAGCTCCTTTGTCTTGTAATAAATTCAATCCCCAAAGTTTTATATCTAAATCATCTGCTAACTGAATCCCCTCCATGATCATGTCTGTAACTTCTCCACTATCTAGCTTTTTATGTTTATTTCCATTAAACCTGCCAAAATATTTAATGTCATCNTCCATAAGTATTATGTTATCCTCAGGAGCATTGTCTAGTATATAATTTCTTATTCTAGCAATATTACCTTGTGCCGAGTCTGGAACGATCCANAAATTGTCATGNACCTTCTTNTANTCTTCTGCTTCGCTNTCCCTAACTACATAAGTAACTTGTGGCAAGTATTTATGAGTCTTGCATATTTCTGCTCTCTTATAACTTGGTGAATATATTTTAAACATATTGAGTTTGTTCTTTTAAATACTCTGCTCCGTTAAGCACTCTACCTACTCCCTTGCTCCACTCCTTGCCATTTGCTCTTTTTGCTGAAACAGTTTTTAAATCAAAATGAGTTTGAGCTTGTAACCAGTCTATGTCATTNTCAAAAAATANCACTACATAATTATTTGCTTCTCCTAAGTACTCGCTAAATTCTATNTCNGGTGTAACNTCATCTTCTNGATCTTTCTTCTCAATATCCAACCCCCATTCGTTTAGCTTCTCAATATCCCAATTTTCTAGCAAGTCCTTTTCGTCCCATTCTCCAAAACCTGAGTTATCTTTNATTACNAACTCTCTCTGTTGTTCCTCTGTTAATTCGCTNGCTTTAATNATANANACTTCTTTAAGTCCTGCNTCTTTACAAGCCTTTAATCTCATGTTNCCNCCTAGNACAATCATNTCTTCGTTGACTACAATAGGTCGNATCTTTAGCATCTCNGGAAACTCTTTAATTGAGTTAACTANCTTTTTAAACTTATCGTCTTTTATAAGTCTAGGGTTGTTAGGGTTATTTTTAACCTTGCTTATTTTTACTTGTTCAATCTTATCCATGAAATTCTGTTTTATCCAGTTTAAACTTTCCTTGTCCATTCTCTTTGAATGAGCATATTATATACTTCTTAGTCTCATGACTTATGTATATCTTTTTATCCTTGTATGTGTAATTTTTACTCCAGTCCATTTCTTCAAATTCTTTTACCATTCTGCTCTATTCTATTTCTGTTTAACATTGATTCGTTTACCTCGCTATTTTGCACTACTTCAAATATAAAGTTACTGGGTAAGTATTTCCACCTCTGAATTAAAGAGGCATACTGTAGAGCTTTATAATGTTTACGTTTAATCTTCATATAAATTTATAAAATATACTTCGCCTTCTGTTTCTATAGTTGCATTCGCTGCCCATATCGTAATGTAACCATTCATGTACTCAGTTACCATGTAGAGTTGACCGTCCTCATGCACTTCTAAACAGTAACTATATACGTTCTCCTCCTCCATACTCATCGACTAGCTTATTGTAGTTTGCTACCATTCTTTGATAGTAGCTATTAACACATCTACCGCATCCTATATTTACTTTAGCATTCTTTTGCGTCTCAATATACTTAACAAATAAAGTAGCTATTGCCTTGTTTATTTTAGGATCTCTAGATACTGCATTCAATTTCTTATACGCTTTCAAATAAGGCAAATAGTCTTTTATCTCATCAAATAGTGGGTGATGTTGTTTAATACCTTTGAACGGTTTTAGCTCCTCTATTCCATGTGCTACATCTGGCATGGCATCTAACCACTCTAAGAGGACTTCTTTAGTCATCCCTTTAGTGTTTATTCCTAGCTTAGTTGCATAGCTCTTTAAAGCTCCCCATTTTAACTCTCTGTA